CCGGTCGATTTTCATCTTCCGATAAAACAGGTTATTTCATACGTTGTCTTGCATGGTAGTACCATCTTTCTACTTCTCACTATGCCCTATCTGGGCGCACGCCATCATATCCAAGTCCGGGAATATGGAGAACTTCATCAGCGTAGAGAACGATATCACCTTGTTCTTTCAGGTTCGGATTTGCTTCATCATAACGGCTGTAAATATATATCAAGCGGTTTTTCTCATCACGGTCAACCTTCATTTTATCCGGCATCAGCGGATACAATCCGATAACATCGCCTCTGCCGTTTCGGATGATCTGTGCATAGGCATTGCCGTAGATCAGCAGATGGGACATTAGCGTTTCCCTGAAAACAAAAGAAGTCATTTCGGGATTTGGCTGATCGTGGAGCAAAAAATAAAGCGGATGCTGTGGCACTCGCTCCTTTCCATTTTCGTTGTATTTGTACACATGAAGCGGCAGCTGTGCAATCGCTTCTGACAGCACACGCACACAGGCATAAACCGCAATATGCTGTAAGGCTGTTCTGTCGGTGACACGTTTACCGCTGTTGGCTCGTCCAAAGAAATATGTGTAGGACGGCGAATCATAGCTGTTGGTCGGCTTATCTCTGGACTTGAATAGTCCTGTAAAAATACCCATAAGAATCACTCCTTTCTTGACTTTGAGGGTTGGGGTGTGGTATAATATACTAAACTAAACAGAATGTAGGGTAGAAACTCTATAAATCGTGCTTTGTTAATTTGGTAAATTCTAATATCTGGGGTATGGTGGTGAAAGTACAAGATGAATGCAAACTATCTCAAACTTGAAAAAGGTAAGCAGATTGGAATACGTAAAAGAATACTAAAAGGAAATAAGTATTATTGGTATTCATATGCTGTTCAAAAAGTTAATGATATATATATCGTCTATGAGCATGAAATTGCAGAAGATAATATTTGTATGGAAATTGATGAGTATGAAAATATTTATCAATAATTATAAATGAGCATGCACCGTCATTTTGCACAACAATTCCCAACCATTTATGCTCTCTCTGCAATTAAAAACGGGATTATCATGTGAAATTATGACATATTTTTGTGCAAGTCGCTGGAAATGCTCATTTATACTAAAGTAAAATATGAAATGCTATACAGCTGATGTGGTGGGCATTAACCATTTACATCGCAAAAATTCCGGTGATTTTTACAGAAAGTGAGAATGCAAGAGTGAGAAAGAACATCATTCATCATCTTTTTTCTATAGCAGCTTTATGTGCTGTTGTTTTTACAAATACAATCTGGCTGACAGGCTGTGTTATTTATGACAGTAAAGATTTAGCAAAATTTGCGAAAGAGCAGCTATACGAAAAGTATGGAGAAGAGTTCGAAGTGAAAACTATCATGGATTCTCATCGAACAATTGCATATCCAGTAAATGATCCTGATTTATTGTTTGAGGTGTATAGCCTGATTGAAACACGTGGCGGAAAAGATGATTATATTCAATCGATCATTGGAGACCAATACAAGAAAATCGTGGAAAAAACCTTCGCCGATGTCAATTTGTATTTTTACATTGATGTAGATGTTCCGAGCATTCCGTTTAAAGAAAAAGAAATCAAGAATACGAATATCACAATTGAAGAATACAATGATGAGATGTCTGCATATAGCATTCATCCAACAATTGTTTTATATTTATCTTCTGATTTTTTAGATTGTTACAGTAATGAGGAATTATATTCCTATATTCAAAGCATTGTTTCTGATACAAATCTTGATTATTTAAGGATTGATTTTATATTACTGGAGGATGAGAAAACTGTAGAAGAATATTATAGCGAGTATCCCTCCCTTTCTTGTAATTCAAGTCTAATTGGATTTCTGGACGAAAAGTATGAGCGAGTGGCACAAGGTGCCGAGCAAGGTATTTGGAAAATGAGTATTGATGAATTTAATCAAAAAATGGAGGAGATTAGAGAAGATGAGTTATACAGATAAGGAAATGCAGATTTCCACACAAATTGCATATATGAATATTACCAACTTCCAGATTGATGATTATGCTGATAAACATAATGGAGAATATCCGACCATTCAAGAAATTCCAGTTTGCAAAGATAATCAAACCTATAACACCAGCATATCCCTCGTATCATAAACCGACTCATCAGAAACGCATCCACAGCGGATTGCACGGTCAAGAGCCATGATCATGGCAACCGCACCGTCAATCTTCTCTGTGGATTTTTCTTTATCCGGCTTGATATTTCCGGCAGGGTCACGCCTGATGAAAATGTTATCCATCATCCACCGAAGAACAGGGTGTCCGTTGTGGGCAAGGGTCTGTTCCAGAGTCAGTTTCATCAGTTCCTTGGTAGGCGGTGACATATCTTTGTAACCCTGCCCGAACTGCACCATCGTAAAACCAAGCCCCTCCAGATTCTGTGACATCTGCACCGCACCCCAACGGTCGAAAGCAATCTCTTTGATGTGAAACTTCTGTCCCAGTTCATCTATGAAATTTTCGATAAAACCATAGTGAACCACATTTCCCTCAGTGGTTTTCAGATATCCCTGACGTTCCCAAATATCATATGGAACATGGTCACGTCTTACTCTGAGTGGCAGTGTTTCTTCCGGCAGCCAGAAGTAAGGCAAAATGTAATAATGTTCATCTTCATCTGTTGGAGGAAATACCAAAACAAAAGCTGTAATATCCGTTGTAGAGGAAAGGTCAAGTCCACCGTAGCAGATTCTTCCTTCGAGTTCGGATTCATCAAAAGCAACCTTGCATTTGTCCCACTTTTCCATCGGCATCCAACGCACAGCCTGTTTTACCCATTGATTGAGTCTTAGCTGCCGAAACGCATTTTCCTCGCCGGGAGTCTCTTTTGCAGAATTACACGCCGCCACCACCTTATCCATGCCGATGGTCTTATCCAGACTTGGATTTGCTTTTTTCCAAACCTTTGGGTCAGTCCAGTCCTCGGATTCATCTGCACCATAAATAACCGGATAGAAAGTCGGATCATGCTTTCTGCCTTCCAGAATGTCTTTCGCCTTTTGGTGTACTTCATAGCAGATTGAATTTGTGTCTGTGCCGGCTGTGGTAATCAGGAAATACAAAGGCTGCATTCTGGCATCGCCGGAGCCTTTGGTCATAACATCAAAGAGCTTTCGGTTCGGCTGCGTGTGAAGTTCATCGAACACGACCCCATGGATGTTGAAGCCATGTTTGGAATAAGCTTCAGCGGAAAGTACCTGATAAAAGCTGTTTGTTGGTGTGTATACAATTCTTTTTTGTGCAGTAAGTATCCGGACTCTTTTCATCAAAGCCGGACACATACGAACCATATCTGCGGCAACGTCAAAAACAATCGAGGCTTGCTGTCGGTCTGCGGCACAACCATAGACCTCCGCTCGCTGTTCTCCGTCACCACAAGTTAATAGCAGAGCGACGGCAGCTGCAAGCTCACTCTTGCCATTTTTTTCGGAATTTCAATATATGCTGTATTAAATTGCCGATAGCCGTTCGGTTTCAAGATTCCGAACAAATCACGGATAATCTGTTCCTGCCAGTCCAGCAGTTCGAATTTCTTTCCTGCCCATGTGCCTTTGGTGTGGCTGAGGCATTCAATAAAAGAGACAGCATAGTCTGCCGCCTTTTTGTTATACTTGGAATCCTCCGCCATAAAACGGGCCGGTTTAAATCTTGCCATTGTTCTCACCTCCAAACAAAAAAGACCTGCCAAAAGCAAGTCTGCATCATTTATTTTAACGCCCTCAAGGGGCAGTTTTGTAATCGAGATTCCATTCCCATTGTAACCATATTACCATACAAATTCAAAGATTGCAAGCGGCTAAATGAACAGAAAAAACGCCGAAATTTCTATGGTTTCTCGTGTATCATACACGAACAAAAATCAGGTGTACGACCGCCAGAGCCTTTCGGCTCCGGCTTGTGGGATTCAGTTTTGGAAGAATCAGTTGTACTGCTTCAGCAGAATTGCAAGGGCGGTTTCAATTTCCGCATCCGTCGGCGGTACATCCAAGCCACGGTCGAAGTTGAAAACCGTTTCAGCATTTCGCCGCAGTGTGATCTTGGAGGCTCTGCCTTCCTCGTAGCCGTAAATGGAAGGCTCCTCATAGTGTTTCACCCAGTAGTGAAAAGTACTTGTTCCTACTTGAATCGTTCCTTCTGTCCACATTGTTTTTTCCTCCGGTTTTCGTTGTTTTTGCCTTTCGGCATGATGTATATTACCATACAATTTCAAGTATAGCAAGTCATATCGGAGAAATATACTGCACAAACATAACAGCCGTATTTTGTGTACTATATATCTTCGGTACGAGCCACAGCCCCCTTGAATCAGGGGCTGTTTGGAAAGTGGTTTTAGCGTTTTCATTTTAATGTCTAATGCAATATTAAAATCAATTAGACTTGCTATTTATTTTTAACATATTCAAACATTCCCGTGCTCTTGCGATAGTTAACAATTTTCTTACATATAATAGCAAAAAGATATAATAGTTAATGTTGACAATTGTAAAAATATCGATTATACTTATTGTTAACCAACAATTAGGAGGTGCATTATGCGTAAAGTTAGAGGACTGGATGCAAAAATTTCAAAAGACAGTACAGGTGGTTTTATTAGTGTGGACTGGCATTGCCCATACTGCGGTGGATACAATGCAGGTTTCTATTTCACATCAAATGTGGAAGCATTAGGCGATAGTTTTGAAGTTGATCATGAGTGTGATAACTGTGGTAAAACAGTTACCATTGAATGTGTCGACGTTGAAGACGATCTTTTTGATTAACAATTAGTAATAAACTGAAAAACATCTATCAAAGCAAGTCCTACGTTACCTCGTATGGGCTTGTTTTTGTGTAAGAAAGAAAAGTTCAGCTTTGATTCATCATCGCAGACAAGTGCGACCTCATCTTCAAAAGGGTATATCGCCTGCAAATATCCGCCGACTGTTTTCTGCATGGATTCCAGACTTCCGTCAATTTCGGCTTCTCTTGGGTGTTTTCCGGGTTCAACGATCAATATTTTCATGGAGTTTCCTTTCTGAGCCGTCTGCGGGGCAGTTTGTTCTGCCCCTTGGCTCTTTTGGTTTTAGTTCAGTCTGATGCGAATTGCAGGGTATTCCTTTGCATTGCCCCAGATGTCCGGTCTGGTTA